AAGTTGATGAAATTGAAAAAGAGATTGAAAATTTTAGTAAATTTGTAAAAGAATAAAGAAAACGTTATGGTACAACGTAGTTTAAATATATTGGATCAAGGGCAAGCAGATAGTACCATTATCTGTGAGCCTGCGATCCATTTTTAATTTATGTCAAAAGATCCCGCCGTGCTATTTTATACAAGCGATTTTTTAAGTGGCACTTTTACAATGACGAATGAGCAAGTTGGTAAGTACATTCGCTTATTATGTTTACAACACCAGAAAGGTAAGCTAACCGAAAAGGATATGCTTAGCATATGTCAAGCATATGATGCAGATATATGGGAAAAATTTGAGCAACTTGACGGCTTTTTTATCAATAATAGAATGTATGACGAAGCAATTAGAAGGTCAAAATTTACAGAAAGTAGGCGAAATAACGCTAAATCAGTAAAAACAGATAGCATAAGCGAAGCATATGCAAAGCATATGCCTAAGCATATGGAAACTGAAACTATAAGTGTAAATAAAGATATATTTATAAATAATATAGAACCTTTTAAAAATTTATTAAGTGAATCATATCAGGAATTTATTGATTATTGGACAGAACCATCAAAAAGCGGTAAATTACGCTATGAAGCAGAAAAGTTTTTTGATATTAAACGCCGTGTAAATACTTGGTTACAAAATAAAAATAAATATGGAAATTCAAAAAATACTGACGCAACTGCCGCAAGTCGGAAACGAATGGACGACCTTGCAAAGTGGGTTAATCGCTAAGGAAGACCTCCCTATCATTGAAGCCTTTAAGGGGGATAAGCTAAACCTTATTAGCCCTGTAACGCTTAGAGAAAACTTAGCTTACATATTTACGCTTATTGGGTTAACGCGGCTTCCAGATGTAACAGAATTAGAAGTGATTGAAGATTACATACGAACGACCTACCCATTTTTTACAATACAGGAAATGCGCATAGCTTTTAAGATGGCAGTACAGGGTAAGTTTGAATGCAATATTGAACACTACGAAAAGTTTAGCCCTAAATACATATCAGGGATAATGAATGCCTATAAATCAAAAGCTAACCAAGTGCGTAAAAATATCCCACCGCCACCCGAAGAACCCGTAAAACAATTAACAAATGATGAAATTGTTGAGTTTACTAAACAGGAATGGCTATCTGGGAAGCGTGAGGACTTCAATAGGTTATTTAATGCGGATAAAGTTTTTATGATCCTTATGAAACAGGGTAAAATTACTTTTACAAATGAGCAGATAATGGAAACGATTAAGGTAGTAAGTGATGATAATTTATACAGGCTAAATAGAATGCACCCAAAGGATGCAAAGGATTTTAGTAAGCAAATTAAGAATGAAGACTTTATTGAATTACAATGTAAAAAATTAGCCCTTGTCAAGTATTTTGAAAATTTATCAAGTTAAATACACCTATTACGGAACACGAAAGTATTGTTATACAGATAACTTTATTGACTTTTATGCTTCATATACAGAGGTTAAACCAAAGCTAAATAGATTATTATTTCACAAACAATTTTATGATAAAGTAAATGGATATATCAGCGAACGACCTAACGAAGTGGGCAAAAAAGAATCTTGAATTAATTGGTTGGCGCTTAAATAGAGTTAACAATATACCTTTTGGCAAGCGTAAAGGTACTATTCAAAAAGGATGGGCTGACTTGCAAGGTTATACTGAAAAGGGGGTTTATGTAGCTATTGAAGTTAAAAAGATAGGGGATAAATTAAGCCCAGAACAAAAGGATCGTTTAAAAGATATTTACGAATGTGGTGGAATAGTTTATATTTGTACCGAAATAGAAAACAAACCCGCATTGATTGAATGGTCAAAAATAAAATTTTAGCCGAGTATTGGACTTTAAAAGAAGTTAATGACGCCTTTGCTAAGATGCATCCAGAGGAGTTGCAATATGACCTGAAGGCAGAAGTTTTTTTAGTTCTTTGCGAAATGAATGAGGATAAGTTAATTGGAATGTATGAAAGGAATGAACTTAAATTTTATATAGTACGAATAATGCTAAATATGATTAAAAGCGACAGAAGTAATTTTTATAAGAGTTATAGAAATTATACAGAGTACGTTGATAATGATACCGAAGCGGAAGTTAATTTTGACAAATCAGATTTAGTTGATAAACTTGAAAAGAATCTGGAAGGGCTGCATTGGTATAACAAAGAGATTTTAAAACTATATGCTATTGATTTTAAAAAGAATGCAAAGGAATTAAGTAGAAAAACAGGCATTCCTTATATGTCAATAGTTAGGACGATAAATAAAACCAAAAAACAAATGAAAACAAATATTAGAAAATGATTTTATCAATTTTAACTGCTATCTGTGCATCATTATTTTTTACTGAAATTCATAACCTACCGAATAAATGGGGAATCAATTTCAAGCCCTTTAATTGCGGAAGTTGCTTGGCTGCGTGGATTGCACCAATACACTATTTCCTACCTGAATTAATCCAACATATTACGTCAACAATGTTTATAGCCGGTTTCTTAGCGCCGATTGTTTCTAAATTAATTTGGAAGCTATGGAAATAAAACAAGAGCATAAAGAATGGCTGATTGCTAATATAGGTAATTATGAAAGCGCAAAGAATGGTTACGTTAGGAATTTAGAATTAGATGAATTGAAAATGTATGAACATATTTACAGGTCATATTTAGATGCTAATTTTATTGTATCTGTTTGGTGCGGCTCTTGTAAATTTGAAATGATTATGAAATTATATAAATGGTTTGAAAAACAATAATATGGCAAACTACATACACCCCACCGCTATCATTGGCGAAAATGTTATCTTAGGCGACAATAATTATATTGGCGCTTATTGTATTATTGGCGATCCGGCAGAGCATAAAAAGTATTGGGAATATGAAGAACAAATAAAAGATTATGGAACTTTAAAAATTATCCAGAAAGGACAAATAAAAAGAGGCTTAGTAACTATTGGCAATAATAATATTATTACAGGATTAGTTACAATAGATGCAGGAACAAAAGATGTAACTACAATAGGAGATAATTGTTTTATTATGAAGCACGCGCATATTGGACACGATTGTCTTATCTATTCAAATGTTACAATAAGCTGCGGCGCAAAAATAGGTGGACATTCAGTTATCAAACAATATTCAAATATAGGATTGAATGCCGTACTGCATCAGTTTAGTATAATTGAACAGGGTTGTATGATTGGTGCAAGCGCTTTTTTTAAAGGTACTTCTGAAGAATTTAGTAAATACGCGGGCGTGCCTGCAAGAAAAATAGGAACAAATGAATATAGCCGTACTCTTATTAACCCAAAATAGAAACGATTTAACAAAGCGAATAGTTGACCAGAACTTTTACAATTCTGGATATGATGCTGATTGCTTTTTAATAGATAACGGAAGCGAAACAATGCCTATTAATCTTTTTAATTTTAAAGGATGCAATGGATCGTTTGGCAAAAGAGGGATAGGCGCAGGAGTTAATGAAGGATTTAGAATGACAAAAGATTATGACGGCGTGTGTTTATTAGCAAACGATATATTGCTGCCACAGAATTGGTTGTCAAATTGGGTTATGTTTGCAAAACGTGTGTCAAAAACAGGCATTATTGGAATACATTGCGTAGAAGAATTGCCGCCATTAGTTGACGGAGTACATAAAACCCATACCCCCTTTGGTGATAATTTTATAACAAGGGAATTGATTGATGCGATTGGCGGTTACAATGAAGCGTATGATCCTTATGGAATGCAAGACAGAGATTTTGCAGAAAGGGCAACTATTGCAGGGTTTACAAATTACTACCTACCGGATTTAAAAAGTGAGCATATCGGACACGACGTTGGAAATGGCACAGAGTACAGGGCTATGAAAGACGCGAGCCTACAAAGGGCGCAATCTGTCTGGGAAAAATATCAAAAGATTTACCACATAGATAAAAATATTAGATGCGAATTTTAGCAATAGCGTCAAAAAGTAGCGGCGTATCTTATCATAGAATCTTGATGCCAATAGTCAATATGCAAAAAGATTATTGCTTAATGACTGACGTAATAAACGAAGAAGTGGTTTCAAATAATTACGACCTTGTTGTAATGAATAGAATGCTGCATAATGTAACGCCAGAGCAAATGATTGCTTGGCGCAAAAAATACGGCTTTAAATTAATAGTAGACAATGACGACCATTGGGATTTGGGTGCTTCGCATATACTTTCAGAATCATATAAAGAAAATAAGGTAACTGAAAAAATAATTGCTTGGATAAGAATAGCAGACCTTTGCACTTGCACGCACGAAAGATTAGCAGAAGAAATTTATAACTTAAATCAGAACGTTGAAATATTGCCTAATGCAATACCATTCGGCGAAGAACAATTCCTATTAGATAAAAAGCCTTCCGACCTTGTTAGGTTATTTTGGTCCGGTTCAGGAACGCACGGCAAAGACTTAGAGATACTTCGCAATCCAATGAAGCGAATAAACTTTCCTGTGCGTACAATCATAGCCGGTTACAATGAAGGGGAAAAACATATCTGGGATGGTATGATAGCATCCTTTACAAATGGGCTTAAATTAAACCCAACGATATATAATTTTAATCACGTTACGGAATATATGGCTGCCTATTGTGATTCAGACATAAGCCTTATCCCTTTGGTTGACAATAAGTTCAATTCAATGAAATCCAATTTAAAAGTATTAGAAACGGCATCAAAGAAAAACCCTGCTATTGTAAGCAACGTGCATCCTTACAGGGGATTTTATCCTGCTTGCCACGTCAATAGTCAAAAGGATTGGTATTATTGGATCAAACTTTTAGTTAATGATAAGGACGCGAGAACGCATTACGGCGAAGCGCTTTATGATTATTGCAATACTAACTTCAACTTGCACGTTGTAAATAAGCGCAGATTTGCTATTTATAATAAACTAATAGGAAATGCCGGTAAGTAAATGTTCAAATGGAAAATACAGAATAGGTACAGGTGCTTGCATCTTTGATACCGAAGAAAAGGCTCAAAGCGTATGGGCTGCAATCAGAGTTTCAATGGTTAATAGTTATAACGATTATCCAGAGGCGGCAAAGTCAAACGCACGCAGAGCATTAAATATTAAAAAAGAAAACGACAGAGGTTGCGGAACTTTAGTAGGTTGGACAAGGGCTAACCAAATAGCTAAAGGCGAAAACATATCCAGAGAAACGATAGCGAGAATGTCAAGTTTTGAAAGGCACAGAGAAAATTCAAAGGGTGATCCTAAAGAAGATTGCGGCGCTTTAATGTGGTTAGCTTGGGGTGGAGATGAAGGCGTAGCTTGGGCGCAAAGAAAACTTGCTGAAATAGATAAGCAAAAATTTGCAGTAGGAGTTCCTCATTATACAAAGGATGGCGTATTATGGACAGGGGAAACACATAAAGACGCTTCAGGCAAATTAATGACAGGCGCAGTACATACAGAAGATAGTGAATATTTATACCATAAAGAAGATTTGGCAGAGGTTGGCGAAAGGGGTGGAATAAAAGGCAGCCCAAAAGCACCTAAGTCAGATACTAAAAACCCCGATCCAAAAGGCGAGGGAAGTGCAAAAGGAGATGCGGGCGGTAAAAGAGGCGCAGAGGTTACAAAAGAAGTAGAAGCAACTTTACAAAAGAAAGCCGATGAGTTTAATGAAAGGTATAAAGAAAAATTAGGCTATGGTGCAAATCTTGGCGCATTGAAATCAGTATATCAAAGAGGCTTAGGCGCATTCAATACAAGTCATTCACCTTATGTAAAATCAGCTTCGCAATGGGCTTATGCAAGAGTAAATGCTTTTTTGTATCTTATAAAGAATGGCAGACCAGAGAATCCAAAGTACGATACTGACTTTGATTTGTTACCTACTAAGCACCCAAAATATCCAAAATAAAAAACCACACTAAAATATATCTAAAGCATTTTGGTTACGCAGGCGAAGATTTTATGCCCTGTGAGATTTGCGGAAGTAGAGCAGTTGATATTCACCATATACATAGAAGGGGAATGGGGGGAACCACAGATGCGGATAAGATTGAAAACTTAATGGCAGTTTGTAGGACTTGCCATATTGAATACGGGGATAAAAAGCATTATATTGAATTTTTAATTGAAGAACATAAAAAAAA